TCATGATTGGATTACGCCCGGGTCGCCCCCCACTTCTCCTTTTGTGGCCCGACTTGAAGACGGCGTTGAGTCCGTCTTTGATGAGAACCATGGAGTGAAGTGGACTCAGGGTGGTGAAATGTGGCTAGATCGTTATCTAGTCACACGTACCCCTTCTGAGGAAGCGACGATCTTTCGTCCTAATCATTCTGGTCCTAACGACGGGATAGCCTATCAAGGCCATCTCACTGCTAGGCAGCCAACATATGGGGATCTTCCCGACGGTCAGACGCTTGCGTATGACTACGGTGCCGATCTTTATAATATGGCTAAACCAGATAGGCCAATCTTTAGAGGACTCAACGCCTTTTATGAGTTAAAAGACATACCGGGCGCTCTAAAGCAGCGTTTCCAGCTTCTCCGTGCTAGCGGGTGGGGTAATCTCTACCTCGCCTACCAGTTCGGATGGGCACCTTTAATGCAGGATGTGCGCGACTTTGTCGTGTCGCACTTTGCATTGAAGCGGGCGCTTGACCAATTTATACGTGATGAAGGTAAAGCTGTCAGAAGACAGGCCCGTTTAAAGACCGTCTCGTACGGCCCGTCCCCGTCCGGCTACAATCAGTATGCCGGATTTGAACAGTCGTTCGTTACGCCTATATACAGGTCTGTTCCATTCGTTTTGGAGACTCATCAGAGCATCTACGACGTATGGTTTTCTGGTCGCTTTAAGTATTACCTACCGCCAGGCCCTCGGGACTGGTTGTGGGACGCTAGAATGACTGCTAGGATTTTCGGGTTTAATCCCACCCCGGCAGCTATCTATCGCATGATTCCTTGGACATGGCTCGTGGATTGGTTTTCCAATGTCGGAAATGTCCTTGAAAACATGGATACTACGGTGGTCGACCGGCTCGCAAATGATTACGCTTATGTCATGTGTCATACACAAGATGTAAACAAGATCGATGTGGTCGGCAGATTCCTTTCCAGTAACAACTGGGATGGCCCTGCACCGTCTCTTCGTGCTTCAACCAGCCTCGTTCGAGAACAGAAACGAAGGTTTGGTTGTGATCCGTTCAGCTTCCGCTATCAGGGGGAATCACTCTCTGGTGAGCAAGCAGCCATATTGGGAGCTTTGGGCCTTGTTAAGGCTTCGAGACCTCATTTTGGCTGAATACGTCGAGAGACGTTTATCTTCCTATTAACGGATGGAGCCTACGATGTTTTCAG